GCACCGAATTTTAAAAATTTCAGTGCAGTTCCTGATTTGTACACACATTTTCCATCTGGGTTTATACCTCTGGTTTCAAATACTTGTTTGAATGCTTCTTTAAATTTTTCATGGTCATCTGGCACTACGAATATTACGAAATCATCACCTTTAACTAGCAATTCGTAGCTATTAACATCATATTTAAGAATTACTTCCATGACGTACCTAATTAATCTTGATACCAATTCAGTGTTACCGTGAGTTGTTGGGTACTCACCTGATTTTCTGGTACCTTCAACCCAAACATTACCTAAATTGACAATATTTTGTATCCCTTTGAACTTTCTGTTAACTTTCTCGAACATTTTGGATACAATCTTAGTAGTATTGTTCATTAGAAAACAATCCCATGCTTTATCATCACAGTGGTAGATTTTCTTTTTAATGAATTTATAAGTTAGTCTGTTGATACCTAATAAGAAATCGGTCACAGATCTATCTAATCCACTTATGTCACCTTGTATTGTCATATACAACCCTTTCTTCATGCATTTATTGTAGAATGAACCTAAGTCATCCCAGTTTTTGTCGACGCAATACCCTTTTACATTATTTTTAGCATATAAATCTTGTATTGCTGATATTACGGGTCCAGTGACATATTTAATATAGGGTTCTGGTGCACAGATACACCTATTTTTAGGCCAGTCCCATTCTCCATTTTTAACTGTAACTTCTTGCTTTTCCAATTTACAAAACATGTTGAAGTTATTTGTTAATGGTACTTCCTCTCCATTATGATAAGGTAATACTTCTTTTTGTTGAGATCTGGTTAAACCATTGAACCATCTAGCATAGGAATACTTAAAATCTTCTAGTATTGGTCTTATTTCAGTATCCCAAATTTTAAAGCTCCAATCATTAAATTTTTCAACGAAATCAGGTTCTGGTTTTTGTACATACAATGCTTGTCTTTTTAATGCATTGTATAAATTTCCTTTACATTGATGATAGCATATTACTGGGTTAGGTAATATTGTATTGGTTAATTGTAGTAATCCTTCTTTTTCGCATTCTTTGCATTCCATTTTCATGTATTCTTGATATGAGACATTATAGGGCACTTTTGCTTTCCACA